GAGGCGTACGAATACTACGAATACAACATTCTAGGGGCTTATATGGGCGAAACAACCCCAATGTTTTTGGACCCCATACCTATTTAATGACACATAAATGTTACCTAAACCCGTCTAATGGCACATAAACATTACAAAATGTTACCTAAACCTAACCTATGACTCAGAAAACAAAACTTTCTGACTTTACGGTAGCTGAAATTGAAACAGCCATTAAAAATGCGCCTCCAACGGCTAGATTGCACATTGCCGCACTAAAAAATGAGCTTGCGCTTCGGATAAAACGGCAAGAATCGGCATTAGATTTTATGAAATTTGTGGAAGAAGTATGGCCAGGCTTCATTCATGGGCGACATCACGAAAAAATGGCACGAGCTTTTGAAAGGGTAGCAAATGGAGATATTAAGCGTCTTATTATTAACATGCCTCCTCGTCATACTAAATCTGAATTTGCTTCTTACCTGCTACCTGCGTGGTTCTTGGGACGATTTCCTCATAAAAAGGTTATCCAGACATCCCACACTGCTGAATTGGCTGTTGGGTTTGGACGAAAAGTCAGAAACTTGGTGGATTCCGAAGCCTATAGACGATTATTTCCGGCGGTTGAACTACAGTCTGACTCTAAAGCTGCTGGGCGGTGGAACACTAACCATGGCGGAGACTATTTTGCTATTGGTGTTGGCGGTGCAGTCACGGGTAAAGGCGCTGACATCCTCATTATCGACGATCCTCACTCAGAACAAGAAGCAACTATAGCCGAAACAAACCCAGAGGTGTACGACAAGACCTACGAATGGTATACATCCGGTCCAAGACAGCGTTTACAGCCAGGTGGTGCCATTGTGATTGTGATGACACGGTGGTCAAAGAAGGATTTAACGGGTCAAGTGGTCAAAGCGGCGGCGCAACGACAGGGTGAAGACTGGGAAGTGATTGATTTTCCTGCTATTTTGCCTTCGGGAGGGCCTCTGTGGCCGGAGTTTTGGAAGATGGAGGAACTAGAAGCCCTTCGGATGGAGTTGCCTAACGCCAAATGGCAGGCGCAGTACATGCAGCAGCCCACAAGCGACGTCTCGGCGATCATAAAGCGTGAATGGTGGCAGTGGTGGGAGAAAGACGACCCTCCGTTCTGTGACTTTTTGATTCAATCGTGGGATACGGCGTTTTTAAAGACAGAACGAAGCGATTATAGTGCGTGTACGACGTGGGGGATATTTTATTGGCCTGATACAAACGGGCGCGATCAGGTAAACATCATTGCTTTGAACGCCTTTAAGAAAAGAATGGAGTTTCCAGAGTTAAAACAACGGGCATACGAAGAATATCAAGACTGGCAGCCAGATAGCCTGATTGTAGAAGCAAAAGCAGCGGGTTCTCCTCTAATATTTGAGCTTAGAGCCACAGGAATCCCCGTGCAGGAATATACACCATCGAAAGGCAATGATAAGATAGCGAGATTAAATGCGGTTGCAGACATTTTTGCAAGTGGTAGAGTGTGGGTACCAAGAACGCACTGGGCGGAGGAGTTAGTTGAGGAAGTGGCCTCATTTCCGTCTGGAGAGCATGATGACTTGGTAGACTCAATGACTCAGGCACTGTTACGGTTTAGGCGGGGTGGTTTTGTACAGCTAAGTTCTGACTATGAAGACGAACCAAGAGGGTTTAGACGCAAAGTTGCGTATTACTAAGGAAACATTATGGCAATAGATAAAGCGTTATACCAACTCCCACAAGGGATTGAAGCTTTAGCAGTAGAAGAACCGGAAATAGAAATTGAGATTGAAGACCCAGAGTCCGTAAAAATTGGTATTGACGGCATGGAGATAGAGATTGAACCCGCCGAACCTTCAGACGAAGATTTTGATGCTAATTTAGCAGAATATATAAATGGAAACGAACTAGCTAGTCTAGCTGGTGAATTGATTGGTGATTTTGATTCCGATATTGGTAGTAGAAGGGATTGGATTCAAACATACGTTGATGGTTTAGAGCTACTTGGTTTAAGAATTGAAGAAAGAACAGAGCCCTGGGAAGGTGCTTGTGGTGTATATCACCCCATTCTTAGCGAAGCGCTAGTCAAGTTTCAGTCTGAAACTATGATGTCTACGTTCCCTGCAGCGGGACCCGTTAAGACACAAATTATTGGTAAAGAAACCACCGAGAAAAAAGAAGCGGCGGAACGTGTCAAAGACGACATGAACTACCAGTTAACCGATGTGATGCAGGAGTACCGACCTGAGCACGAGAGAATGTTGTGGGGTTTAGGCCTTGCAGGTAACGCATTTAAAAAGATTTATATTGATCCGGCGCTTGATCGTCAGGTTGCTATGTTTGTGCCTGCAGAAGATATTGTAGTGCCATACGGTGCGTCAAATCTAGAATCAGCAGAACGTATTACTCATGTAATGCGTAAAACAGAAAATGAACTTAAACGTTTACAACATGCTGGTTTTTATCGCGATGTAGATTTAGGTGAACCTAATAATACTCTTGATGAAGTAGAAAAGAAAATTGCCGAAAAGATGGGATTTAGAGCGACATCAGACGATCGCTATAAGATTCTTGAAATGCACGTTGATTTAGATTTAGCGGGCTATGAAGATAAAGACAAAAACGAAGAACCAACAGGTGTTGCACTGCCATATGTTGTAACAATTGAGAAAGGCAGCAACACAATTTTAGCAATTCGTCGTAATTGGGAACCCGACGATAAGACACATCAAAAGAGGCAGCACTTCGTCCATTATGGATATATTCCAGGTTTTGGTTTTTATTGTTTTGGTCTTATTCACCTCATTGGGGCTTTTGCTAAGTCTGGTACTTCCATGCTTCGGCAACTTATTGATGCTGGCACCCTTGCAAATCTACCAGGCGGTTTTAAAACTCGTGGTTTACGAATACAGGGAGACGACACCCCTATTTCACCAGGAGAATTTAGAGATGTAGATGTTCCATCTGGAACTATGCGGGACAACATCCTACCCCTTCCATACAAAGAACCATCTATTGTATTGGCCCAACTGCTTGATAAAGTAATTCAAGAAGGCCGTGCTTTTGCTTCAGTAAGTGACATGAAGGTTTCTGACATGAGCGCAAATGCGCCGGTAGGCACCACACTGGCAATCTTAGAAAGAACCCTAAAAGTAATGAGTGCGGTTCAAGCGCGTATCCATTACTCAATGAAACAAGAGTTTAAGCTTCTAAAGAAAATCATTGCAGATTACACCCCAGAAGACTATAGCTATGTACCAGTTGAAGGCTCGCCTCGCGCGAAAAAATCGGACTATGACAATATTGAGGTTATACCGGTTTCGGACCCTAATGCAGCAACAATGGCGCAAAAGATTGTTCAGTACCAAGCGGTACTTCAATTGGCAACGCAAGCTCCGCAACTCTACAACATGCCCCTCTTACATCGCCAGATGCTTGAGGTGCTCGGAATTAAAAACGCGGCAAAGCTGGTGCCTATGGAAGACGACGAGAAGCCAACGGATCCGGTTACCGAGAATATGAATGTTTTGCGTGGTAAGCCAGTAAAAGCCTTTATGTATCAGGACCACCAAGCGCATATTCAAGTACATACTACCGCGATGCAAAATCCTAAGATCCAACAAGTTTTAGGTATGAACCCACAGATCGCCCAGGTGATGCAGGCGGCGATGACTGCCCATATTAATGAGCACGTAGGGATGGAGTACCGCAAACAAATTGAGACAACTCTTGGCGTTAGTATTCCTGTTGTTGATGAAGAAGATGAAGAGCAAGTATTACCTAAGAGTGTTGAAGTTGAATTGTCTCGTCTCATGGCTCAGGCTAGCACCAAACTACTCGGCCAGGCCCAACAAGAAGCTCAAGCCCAAATGGCGCAGCAGCAAGCACAGGACCCACTCATCCAAATGCAAATGCAAGAGCTCCAGATTAAGCAAGCAGAACAACAACGTAAGGTAACAAAAGACCAAGTTGACGCAATGCTTAAAGCACAACAAATTGCCGTTGATCAAGATCGTGTGGCCACACAAGCTAAAAATGACGCAGATCGAAACAAATTTGACGCTTTAAAAACCGCAGCACAAATGCGGGATGAAAAGGAAAAGATGTTTATTCAAGAAGCTTTTGGAGCATTAAGACCTGAAAAAGAAAGTAAGTCTAAAAAGGATAATTAATGAACGCATTTGATGTTCTAGTACAAGAACTAGATAAAGAACTCGCACAAAAACGAACTTGGGTATCAAGTGGCCAAGCTAAAGATTTTGCTGATTATCAAAGAATGTGCGGTGAGATACACGGTCTGCTCATTGCGCGGCAAGAAATATTAGACCTGCAACAAAAGATGGAGCATTCTGATGAGTAATTTAGATTTATCACAAGCAATAGATCTAACAGCGGTATTAAATAAAGAAGCAGAAGAAAAAGCAAAGCAGTTACCAAAACCACAAGGTTATAGGATTCTTTGTGCTATTCCAGAAGTGGAAAAAGAATTTAATAGTGGGTTAGCAAAAGCAGATGAAACTCTTCGTTACGACGAATTGTTGACTACCGTATTGTTTGTTGTGGATTTAGGTCCTGATTGCTATAAAGACCCAATCCGTTTCCCTAACGGTGCTTGGTGTAAAAAAGGCGATTTTGTTTTAGTACGACCAAACGCAGGTACACGCCTTGTTATTCATGGTCGTGAATTTCGCATTATCAATGATGATTCTGTTGAGGCGGTTGTTGACGATCCTCGCGGAATTAGTCGTAAGTTTATTTAAAGGAGCTAACAAAAATGGCTGAAATGGAAAAAGTAGAATTTGAGTTTCCAGACGAAGCAGAAGCAAAAGGTAAGGAAGAAGCACCCCCTGCCGAAGAGCTGGAAGCTAAAGGTAGTCCAGAAATAGAAATTGAAATTGAAGATGATACCCCACCAGAAGACCGGGGCCGTCAGCCTTTACCCAAGGAACTGGTTGAAAAGCTAGAAGTTGATGAGCTAGACAAGTACAGTTTGGAGGCTAAAGAAAAGCTTGTGCAGATGAAAAAAGTCTGGCATGACGAGCGTCGCCGTGCGGATTCTTCAGATAGAGAGCGCCAAGCGGCTATTGATGCTGCTCAACGTTTGATGCAGGAAAACAAACGAATCAAAGATTTACTCTCTAATGGGGAGAAAGAATACGTCGCTGCCATGAAAACAGCGGCTGATTTACAGCTAGAAATGGCTAAAAAATCCTATAAAGAGGCTTACGAGGAGGGTGATAGTGAGGGCATGATGAATGCTCAGCAATCTATTACAAATGCCACCCTGCAGCTTGATAGAATAAAAAACTTCAAAATGCCCGCTTTACAAGAAGAAAGAAATGAGGTACAAATACCTCAACAGACTGAAAAAGTTCCAGAACCTGACAAAAAGGCAACGGAATGGCAAGAAAACAACCTTTGGTTTGGTCAAGACGAAGAAATGACCGCAACCGCGCTTGGTTTACATGAAAAACTTAAGCGAAATGGTGTTACTATCGGTTCTGACGAGTATTACAAACGTATTGACGAAACAATGCGTAAACGATTCCCAGAGCAATTTGAGGAACCGGAGGTTGAAAAACCGGCAGCCGAACCTGTCCGGAAATCGAGTAACGTAGTCGCCCCTGCAACGCGCAGCACATCTTCCAAACGGATAAAGCTGACAAACACACAAGTTGCATTAGCGAAAAAGTTAGGATTAACCCCGGAGCAATATGCTCTTGAAATTAGAAAACTGGAGGCCCAAAATGGCTGAAAAAAGAATTGATCGCGAAGTAGAAACCCGAGCAACTTCAGAGCGTCCTAAGCAGTGGGCGCCCGCAGAGTTGTTACCAGAGCCAGACAAACAGGCTGGGTATGCGTATCGTTGGATTCGTACTTCAACGCTGAATCAAGCGGATCCCCGTAATCTCTCTGGGAAACTAAGAGAAGGCTGGGAACCTGTAGCAATTGAAGAACAACCCAAGTTTCAACTGCTAGTTGATCCCAATAGTCGTTTTAAGGACAATATTGAGATTGGCGGGTTATTGCTTTGCAAGACTCCAGAAGAGTTTGTTGCTCAACGTAATTCACATTACCAAAAGCAAGCAGAAAATCAGATGGAAGCTGTAGACAGTAGCCTTATGCGCCAAAGTGACCCAAGGATGCCGCTCTTTAAAGAGAGCAAGTCCACGACAA